ATTTAAAATCAAGATTAATTCCACTAATTTTAATATCTGCAAATTTACTTAAAGCAGACGTAATTTTTTCTAATGCTTCTCCGCCTTTTACCAAGCCATCCGCATTATCAGCAATTTTCATAATTTGATCAAATGCACTTTCGCCAGTAAAAAATGCAATAATTGCTGCCCCAGCTTGCCCCAAACCACTAATTATAGAACCAACACCAAATGCTGCCAAGCCAGCAGAAACGGAAATTAGACCAGCACCAAGTCCTACTAAATCAATACCATCCAGTTCTTTTGCGGCGGCGACACCTTGGAACACATTAGTAAATAGTGCTTTTAATCCAGCACCTGGTTCACCACCAGTTCCCATTGCTATTAATTGAGTAATACCATCACCGACTGCAAGTGCTGACATAAAACCTGCTATACCAACACCAATTAAAGGTAGACCTACAGCTATGGTTGCCCCTCCGACACCGGTCGCTGCGACTGCCATCAGTACACCAAGTGCTGTCATAGCTTCTGTACTTAACGATAAAATTATGTCATTAAACATTTTAAACGCAGAAACTAAACCTTCGCCACTTCCTGAAGGTATTCCATCAAGCCATGATAAGCCCTTATCTGCTAGAACAAGCCCACCCAAGAATCCTGCAATACCAGCACTAATACCAAACATATTTTTTGCAATAGTTGCAGGATTGATAGTAAATTTAGATGCAATACCTAGTAATCCTCCAAGTATAGCAACACTTTCTACAGAAAGACCTGTCACAGAATCATTAAACAATTTAAATGCGCCATTTAAATCAGAACCATCTGTTCCAGATATTCCTGTAATCCAATCAAGACCTATATCTGTTAAAACAAGACCACCTAAAAAGCCTGCAATACCAGCGCTAACTCCAAACATATTTTTGGCAGTCCTTTTTGGATCTGCATCAAATTTAGTTGCAACTGCTGCTAAACCACCCAGCACTAATAAACTTTCAGGTGAAAGACTTCCTACTGAATCACTGAACATTTTAAATACCGTGCTTAGACCAGAACCATCTGCCCCAGATATTCCTGTAATCCAATCAAGACCTATATCTGTTAAAACAAGACCACCTAAAAAGCCTGCAATACCAGCAGCAACACCTGTCATATTTTTTGCTAAACTTTTTGCATCTCCGCCGAACGCTTGATTTGCTATAGCTATAGCAGCTACACCAGCAAATAAAGTCACTGCCCCAGTAGTAAGATTACCTATAGCTTCACTAAATGAAGCTAGCGCGCCGCCGACAGCAGAATAATCATTTCCAACCCAACTTAGTCCAATTTCACCAATAGAAAGACCTACTAAAAATCCACTAATGCCGGCGCCAAGTCCTGTCATCCCACTTGCAGTACCAAGACCATAAAGATTTTTAAGAGAAGCAGTTCCCGCCGCGATTGCCGCGGCGCCAGCTAATGCAGTCATTGCAGCTGGCGATAGATTTTCCATTGCATCACTAAACGACGCAAACGCAGTACTTAGTCCGCTATAATCGTTGCCAAGCCAGTCTAATCCTACACTTCCTATTGAAAGCGCTGCCATAAATCCTGCTATGCCAGCACCCATACCTATGAGACCCCCGGCTCCGCTAGCAGCAGCACCTATACCAGCACCAACACCCGGCGCAGCTGCTTGACCTATAGATTGTCCCTGAGCGGCCTGCGCGGCAGGAGAAACAATATCAGTACCAGTACTAGAAAGACGATCTCTAGTTGCTTGAGCAGTAAGCATATTGACCAATAACGTTTTTTGATCAGTCATTGTCTTATCAATAGATTTTAAAACATCCTGGAGATCGTCTAATGTTGCCATTTATCTAGTTCTTTCTTTCTCGTTTTGACTTTGAATATATTCAATTAACATATCAAAATATAAATCTCTTTCATATGGTAATAAATTTTCAATATCAGATATACTATATTTATGGTGTTGAGCCATTCCAAATACTTTTTGGTAGTATACAAAAAGATTAGTGTGACTCGTGATTATATAAAAAAACTTTGAGTACCTTGTATTGTAAATACCTTATCTTTACCTTTAGAATTTTTATATGGCATCTCGTGTCTTACTTTTGGCATTGTATCAAAAAATGTCTTAATCTTCTTTATGACATCAGCGTGCAAACTTTCAATAAATTCATCAACCTGTTTCTTTGTAAAATCTTTGAAGTTATATACTTCATTTTCTGATGCTAACATGTCAATGCATGAAATTAGAATTTCATAACTTTTCTCTGGTGATAAATCTTGTTTATCTAAAATTTCTGTAAAATCATCTATAGAAGGATATTTTAGAAAAATTGTATATTTTTCATCTAATGATATTTTATTTGTATGCTTTTCATCTCTATAGACTTTTACATTTTGAAGATCTAAAGTCAATTTTATTTTTTCTTGTGTATCTGGATCGTCAATTTCAAATTCTACATTATTATCAACAGATCTTGATCTGATATTAATAAGTAAATACTCAAGATCAAATAGTGCTAATTTATCTACATCATAATCTTGTATACAATTATTTACAATTTGTTTAATTGCCATAATAATCTGTTCTGGATCTTTAGATTGCTGCGCAGTCAAAAGAATTTTTTCTTCTTTGACAGTGAATGGTCTATATTGAACTTTCTTTCCATTAGAAGGAAGTATTAATTCATAAAGTGGTAACTCAATTTTTGGTAGTGACATTTATCTCTCCATGTTAAAATAGCCCGCGAAATGTATTAAAGGTATTTTTTATAGCATTAAAATCATTTCGGACTGTTGTAAAAGTATTTATTGCATCTTGTACTGTTGTTGGTAAGTTTCTTTGTTGGGTATTTTGGCCTCTAAATCCCACACTATTTAGTAATTCAAGAGTTCCATTTCCTCTTGATAGATCTGATATTGTAGTACCTGGGTCTGTAGCAGTGAAATCAAACGCGGTGGCATTAAAGGTTACACCTAATGTTTGGATAGAATCATTAGGAGCCCATGAAAGATTTTTTCCTCCAACTTCTGTTGGAAATACATTAGCAAAATTATAAATATATGTATCTCCTAATTTGCCATCTGCATTAGTTTTAAAATGATGTATTTCCATTGTACCACAAGCATAGTCTTCCTTATATCCTATTTCATATGGTAGGTGATCCCCGTTGACCTGTGATAAAGAACCACCATAAATAGTGTTATAATTTATTATCTCTTGCATCCAAGAATGAAAGAATGAAAGTACTCTATGTTCAGAATCTAGCATGAACGTGCAATTTATATTAACTGAGGATAAGTTTAGTGGCATTGCTTCAGGTATACCTATTGTATTAGGAGTGTATGATGCAGAATTTATATTCAAAGCTGGTATTGATACTTCAGAACAAAAGAATCTAAGATCAAATTTATCAATAAAATCAATTTTACGAGTTGGCTTAGACTGTGTTCCAAGTGATACAACAAATAAATTTGATTTTGCAGGGCCGCCATACTTATTCATTACTGACTTAAATTCGTTAATATTGAACATTTATTTTGTTCCTCTTATAATTTTCTGCGAGTCTTCCCAGACTTTAGTTTGTGTAGCACCTTCAAATCTAGCAATATTCAAGAATAACGCCACATCCCATTCGGATGGGTTTACATAAAGTAATCTACTGCGAACATGACCGAATAGATAATGTTTTACCGCAGGTCTAAATTCTTTGTATTGTGAACTTGCGTTTAAAATATTATATGAAATTTTCATTTTAGTAGTTTCATCATATTTATCATTTGATGCTGTATCATAAATGTTATCCATTAATTTAGCTCTCATCTTCAAAGGTAAGTAGTGAAAGTTAATTCCTAGGAATCCACCTTTTGCTCTATTGATAGGAAATATGAGAGGTACTCTGTCATAATATGGAAGTGTATCTTTATGCTTTGGATCATAATAGAACATATACATTGACCCAATTTGAAATTGACCGCTATTTCTAAATCTGTCAGCATCTGCAGTTCTAAAAAATGAAGTCTCATTTACTTTACCGACTTCTTTAGCCTTTTCTCGATACCATACTCGTGCGGTACTATTACGAGAAGGCATTTGCCCTGCTCGAATACCTTTTAGTAGAATATCATCAAATATTTTAGCCAAGTTCTTACCTTATGTTTAAATGTTTTTCGGTCATTATCTGGAAAATCCAGCCATGAGAACCACAATATTGTCTAGCAGCTTTCCATTTTGCATCATTAATACCAAATGTTTTAACTTCGTTTATGTACCGTCTAGAAATTCTACCAGTTGGTGTTTTATTCTTTTTACTTATATCAGGTGGTAGTGTCTGCTTTTCAGGTTTTATCTCAATCATAATAGTTTCAAACTTATCAGGACCTACCTTTTTATTTAATATCACATCAGGAAAATATCTATGCATCCTACCGTCAATTGGCGATAAATAAGGAATGGCTAATTCTTCTGATTGCCACCAAATTACATCAGGGTGTAAGTCAATAAATTTGAAAAACTTAAGTTCCCATAATGATCTGTATACTATATTGCTCGGATCACCCCGGTATTTTTGCGGATTAGCCGGTCTAAATCGTCCTTTGTATGCCATGCCCAACTTTTAATATAAATAGGTTAAACTCAATTGTATTTATAAGGGATTTCAAGGTGACCACACCAAGAGAAGAAATACTAAGAAAGAAAGAAGATCTGAATGGAATGTCTGTATTGACATTTCCAAAAAAAGATCAATCTGCGCATTCAATGTTACTTATCTTTAAAAAGTATAAGTATCAAAGCCCAGGTACCAGAGGGATAAACAGTGTAGCAGAAAATAATTTCAGCATAGAAGAAATAAGTGGAAATGCTCTCTTATTACCTTTGCCTAAAGAAATTAGTGATTCATTTAGAGTCAATATAGGTGAATTTAGTCAAGGTGTATTTGGCGATGCTGTAAGTCAAAGTGCAAGTTATATGCTAAATGGGGGTGCTACTCCAAGTTTAGGTGGAATTGCAGAAAATATGGGAGTACCTAGCACACAAACAATGGTAAAGGGGGTTGGTTCAGCTATTGGTGGAACTCTTGCTTTCTTATCTAGAGGAGCTGGCAAGGCGGGCAAAGCTGGTAAAGGTGCTTCTAGGCTTCAAGATACAGCTGCAGGTAGTTTTATAGGTTCACAAATAGATGCAGGACAGCTTACAAGTTCGTTGGAGGCAGGTGCGGGTGCTACTGTAAATCCAAAACAAGCACTTCAATTCAAAGGAATTGAAATGAAAACACATAGCTTTAGTTGGACATTTGCCCCAAGATCTACAGATGAATCAGATGAAATTCTTAAAATAACAAATTTGGTAAAGCGCAATGCACTACCAAGTTATGCCGCATTAGGGCCATTAAAGAGAGCAATTTTAAGTTACCCTAGTACTGTTGATATATACTTTTTTGGATTACAAGAAGAATATTTTACACGCTATAAAACATGTATGATAGAAAACTTCAATTTTAATTATACACCTCAAGGCATGGCAATTATGAGAGGCGGCAAACCAGCTGTAGTCAACATGTCTATGACTCTGAAAGAAATGGATATTCATACAGCGGAAGATTATGGTGGTGAAGGTCGGACAATTGATACTAGGACTATAAATTCTTTAAATAATCGCGATCGCCAGAATTGAAGAAGAAAAAAGAGGATTATTAAATGTCAAACTATTTTGATCAATTACCAATAATTAACTATAATGGTTATCAAGTGCGAGATATTTCCCGCAGAAATAGATTAATAACATCTTCACTTTCAAATCCTTATCTGTTTTTACCATACACAATAACAGATGAAGATCGCCCCGAAGATATTGCATACTATTATTATGGTTCCACCGACTATACTTGGCTAGTACTTCTTGCTAATAAGATTACAGATCCATATTATGAGTGGCCATTAAAAGATGATGATTTTCATAAATATCTAATTAAAAAATATGAGGAACAATCAGGACAAAAAGGCTATGCTGTTATTGATTGGTTAAAAAATGAAAATATACTAGAAAATATAGCTTATTACTCAAAGTTGGTATAAACAAATGGCAATAGATAGACTTATTTTAAATCCGGAAAGTTTTAGAACTATATATCTTAGAAAAGAAGATAATATCATTCTAAGAACCGAAAAAGGTAGACGAATTGTTATAAGACAAATTATCCCACAAGAATGGATCCCTACAAGACTCTATGATTATGAATATGAAATGAATGAAAATAAACGAAATATTCTTTTGGTTGATAAACAATACTTACCAGTTGTTGAAAAAGATCTTAAAAGATTAATGAGAGATTAATAATTTATGTCTGATCAAGAATTTCTACTTCCGGGTTACTATAAACTTATAGCAGCATATATTTCACCATACGGCAGCACTGCTCGTATAGATATATCTGCTATTATACATAAAATAGAAATACAAGAGTCACTTGAAAATGATTCTATACGAGGCTATGTAAGTGTAGCAGACGGCGTTGGATTATTAGAGAAATTACCATTAAGAGGTGAAGAGAGACTTTTTATTGAAGTAGAAGATATTCTAAAAAACAAGAAAATATTTGATCTTCTGGTGTATAAAATAAAGAATGTTGTTACAAAAGAAGCAAATGATATCATTTTTTATGATATGGGATTTGTTTCATATATGAGATGGAATGCAGGTACTAGAAAAATAATTAAAGCATTTGATGGTCTTATTTCAAATACAGTTAAAGAAATATTTGATGCAAATTATAGTCCAAACACAAAACCTATAGCAATAGAAAGAACTGAAGGTGATTTTTATTGCGTAATACCTAATTATATGCCGCCTCAGGCTTTAAAATTTCTTGCAAATAGAGCATATAGTAATTTATCACCATCGTGTACATTTAGATTCTTTGAAAATTCTGAATCATTCTATTTTGTTCCTGATGAATGGTTGATTGCAGAAGCAATCCGTTTAAATAATATAAAAGAATTTACTTACACACCATATTCAAATCCTATGGAAATAAGTAGTTCAAATAATAGAATATCATTTGATCTTGAAGTACAATTACGAAATTTAATAGAACTTAAGAATACAGATCGTATTAATACTGTTGCAGATTTGTTAAGTGGTGCTTATCGTAATAATCCTATAGTCGTAGATTTTGTAAATAAAACTGTAACTAATAATAGATATTCATATGAAGATAGTAAAACTGAATTTGCTAGTCTTAATTTCGGCAATAAAAATATTGAAGATACTCACGGTGATAATTTTATCAATAGAGTTTTTACTGATGAAAATGAAAGACGCTATTTAGTTTTTAAAGATTATCAATCTGCTGGGGATGGACCAACTACTATTAGAAGTGATCAATATCTCCCAGAAATTGTTTCTAGACGAACTACATACCGCTATATGCTTTATAGAAATAAAATCTATGTGAAAGCACATGGAAGGCTAGATTTAAAGGCTGGCGATGTTGTGAAATTAAAAATACCAGAAATAACACCCGGCGAAAATAAGACTGATTCTAAATTAGCTGGTAATTATTTAGTTCACGATTGCACTCACACATTTAATAAAGAAGTATACGAAGTTTCTATGATGTTAACTAAATTTGATTGGAGAGAAGATTAATGTTTGAAGATACTGGCGTAGGCATTAAAAATCCTTTATGGTTTGTTGGTGTTGTAGAAAACAGAAATGATCCAAGAAAAGAAGGTCGTGTTCAAGTAAGAGCATTTGGTGTTCACGGTACCAATAAAGAAGTTGAAACTACAAACTTACCTTGGGCAATATGTATATCAGGGAACTATGATCCAAATTATCCAATCCCGCCGCTTAATTCATGGGTGTTCGGATTTTTTTTAGATGGCCGTGATGCACAACAACCAATGATACTTGGTTTAATACCAACTCAAATGACTAGTTTAATTGATCCTGAAGTAAATGGCTGGGGTGCTATTCCTGCAGAAAATGTAGATCTCCAATCTCAGGGTTCAAGAGCAGTAGACTACGGACAGCCTCAAAACTCAAGAAAAGCTAGAGGAGAAGAGCTACACAAAACTGACGTGTTGATGCAGGAAGTCACTAGAGTCAGTGCTGATCTATCAGCGATAGAAGAAGATTTTATTATTGAAGAGCCCGCGCCCGGCGCGCAACCAGTTTATCCCTTTAACAGAGTAACAGAAACCGCGGGCGGTCACTGTTTTGAGATGGATGATTCACCATCCGCAGCAAGAGTTAGATTAGGACACAGCGAAGGTCAATTTTTAGAAATGCATCAAAATGGAGTAACAGTTTTAAAATCAGTGAATGATTTGTGGCTTATTTCAGAAGCAAATATAGTTATTATTGCAAAAGCCGGACAAGTTATAAAGGTAGAAGGTGACGCAGTTTTTAACGTAGATGGAAATTTTACTCAAGATGTAACTGGTGATATGAGACAAGTAGTTCATGGAAACTATGAACTATCAGTTGCGGGCCAATTGAATTTAAATGCCGGGGATGAAATTCAGGCCCGTGCAGGTAAAATTAGAATTGAATCAAATATAGAAGGCATTAACTTAAGGTCTGCTAAAAAGATTAATATACAGTCTGGTGAATTGATAAACATTAAATCTGGTCAAGGTATATTCCAAGAAGCAGTAGAAGATATTAATATCAAAGGCGATAACTTATTCATCCAAGGATCAGGTACTTCAAATATAAAATCTTCTGAGATATCAATAGATTCTTCCGGCAATTTAAGCCTCAAAGCAGATCACGTAATCGCTGGCGGGGGACAGCTTGTAAGCATCAATGCATCGACTGTAGCTATTGATGATATTGTTCAACTTGCTAACGGAATGGCTGGAACTCCGATTGCGGCAGATGATGCCGTAGCGGCTTCACCTGCAGAATCTACCGAATTACCAGAACCGGCGGCAAAGTCTAGCGGTAACGGGAACGGTGGTGGTGCCGGGTTTGGAAATGGTGGTTATAAAAGTCCTTCACTATCTGGCAGTGGTGGTTATGTATCACAAGACGATGGAGTAACTGACGGTAATAAAACATCTGATACTCCAGTAGAAGGTAATTATGTTGCCGGAGATTATGCTGATATTGAAGAAGCGCTTCGCGCGCAAGGTTTCAGCGAAAACGAAATAACTGCGGCACTTGCGATTATTGGCGGTGAATCAAATGGTGCCTTTACCGCAACTGAAACAAGTTATTCAGGTACTTCTAATGAACGAATTAGATCTATATTCTCTCGTACATCATCACTTTCCGATACAGAGTTAACTGCACTTAAAAGTAATGATACAGAATTCTTTAATTATGTTTATGGCGGCCAGAATGGCAATGGTTCTGGAAATAATGATGGATATAATTATAGAGGCCGCGGACTTATACAATTGACATTCAGAGCTAATTATGACAGATATGCCAAATTAACTGGATATAATATTGTTGCTAATCCTTCTCTTGTTAATACCGACAGACAAGTTGCAGCTTCAGTTACCGCAGCATATCTAAAAGATAGAGTCAGAAGAACAGGTGACCCTGTCGGTGATATTCGTGCGGCCGTAGCAGGAACAAGAACAGGACAGACTTACACAATGAATATAGATAAAGATAGAGCAAGATATGAACGCCTCTTAAAAGAGCGCGGGATTAGTTAAGGATTAAAATCATGGCAGAAATATGTAAAGATACTACCGAATCAAGAAATACTGCTTCTTTAATTAGCACAGATGGATTTGCTTATTCACCCACAATACAAATATATCAATTAGATAAATTACAAGCAGATTTCGAGAAAAGTGCAGTAAATAGGATTAGTTCTAATAATTATATAGATTTATACACACAAGATACATTCAACCAGGGCTTAATAGCATTTAATAATTTTCTTTTAGCATCGAGTACAAATACTAATTTAAATTTACCTGTGAATTATCCATTGGTTAATGATAGAATATCTAAAGGTGTTGCGATTACTACAATAGAATATATTGATTTTATGGAAGATATTGGTTATAATCCTATTACAATACAAAGTGCAATAACATCAAGTCCTAAAACTGTATTAAAACTTTACAATTCACATATTAATGGTAGATTTTCCAAAAGTACGATGGGTACATTTTGCGAATTAGCTCCATCTATTTTTGGTGCCGTCGCAGGTTTCTTTACAGCTATTAGAAACTTTGCAAATAAAATTACAGATATTGTCAATAAAATCCAAAATTTTAGTTTGGCTGCATTACTAACTAGTCTTAAAGATAAAATAATGTCAGTTATTGAGAATACAATAGAAAAGGTAAAAAGTATTATTGAAAACTTTTCTATAGACGAACTTATTTCTGATGTAAATAAATTCTTTCATAATAAAATAGCAAATAAATTCTTTCTACTAAAATCAAAAGCCATGAAATTTTTTGAATCAATAAATGTAGAGAACTTTAAGAAAAAAATTGAAGGTCTTATTTCGTATGCAACAAACATTTTTAAAGATCCTAAAATTGAAGAAATACAGTTTTTAATCTATAGATTTTGTTCATTCATTACTCAAGTCGAAGATATTATTAATGGTATTAAATCACCGCTTGAAGATTTTTCAAATAAATATGTGTATGCTGGAAATATATTAAAAACAAATTCATCTGTTAATACAATTGATGCTGTCAACTCTGGTGCTAAAAGATTTGATGAAGCTGAAATTGCTGCGGCCATTGAACGAGGTGCTGCATTAGAAACTGCAAGCGGTAATCAACCATTGATTACAGGACCTGAAAAAGATGATTTACCTGGGTGGAATAATGGCAAAGGTGATAGTAGAGTAACATTTGCTGGTAACTGGATAAAGCCACCAGGTGAAGGTTGTGCTGGTGGTATGGGATCAGAAGGATGGGAATTGGATACTGACGTATTTCTTACATCAAAAATACTTCTAATGAGAGTTTATAAAGAATTTTCTAAACAAACTGGAGTTAATCAGATTACAATAAATAGCGCATATAGAAGCCCCAAATATAACTACTGTCTTAGTAAAAGAACAAGTGGTGTAGCAAAGACTAGTCAACACATCCAAGGAAAAGCTTTCGATGTGACATGGGCTGGTTGGCCGAATAATTTAGATGTGTTTATAGAAGTTGCAAAGTCAGTTGGATTTAATGGTATTGGTATATATAGAAAAAGTAATTTTGCCT